AATACACTCCGAGTATCTCGATTCTGGTCACCCAGTTTCGAAATCAGAATACTCTTAGGCATTTCACCAGCTGCTGCGTCGAAAACAAATTCGATGCAGCTAGAGAAAAATCCAAGCGCATTCGCGTGGGGTAGTATGGGAGGCTATGCATTAAGAACTTTGGAGCAGTTCAGGCATTACTCACAGCCCAAATCAACTGAGTATAGACGACAGATCAAAGTCTTATCTGTCGCTAGGGAGATTTGTAAGGCATTCTTATCAGTGTTTGTATCCGCGGTCCCAAATGGACTTGCCAAATTAGATACATTTAACTTTGCTCATAGATGTATGGGGAGGTTCCTGATAAGAATAGCGATTAAGATCCTATGTATGATCAACAGAGGTCTAGAACACGAACTGATCACCTTATTGAAGTCTTTCAGTGCTTCATGTAGGAGTTATGTGTTCACCGGTGATCAAGGATCTTCTAAGATACTTAAGCAGTTATTGAATGATTTTGACTTGCCTAGTTTTGTTAGAAGTGAAGACTTTTTGTTACAGATGTCGAGATTGGGTCGTGCATTACCATTTCCAAAGAAAGAAGTTATTAAAGATTCTTTAAAGAATCATAAACATGCTTTCACGAAGGAATATAGAGTTAATGCAGACATTAATGGAGACCTTGAAACTTTCGTTTCAAATTGGAGTAACAGATATAAAGTCAACGCGAGAGAAACTACTGTGCAATTCACAGACGGATCGTGCTTAGAGAAGAACAGACGACAAGGGGGATTGGCAAAGTATTTACATGATGAATATTGGAGAAGCATGGGTGAATATAGAAAATATGTTCACGATGAATTGAAGAATAATGGTTTCCAAGAAAAGAAATCAGAATTAGATTTTGAAGATTTCATTGGAAAGGTTGTAAATGAGTTTGTTGATTATCAGGAAGGTCGTGTCTTCAAAGTGACTGAAGGAAAATTTGATGGTGAGCCTTATGCGCAAAATAATCTCCAAAATGGTATAAATTACCATATAATGGATCATGCAATGCGGGCTGCACTTTTCGACATCATTATTCCTAATGCGAAGGTCAATATAGTAGCTGAAATAGGCTATAAAGCTCGCATTGTCACACAATCACCAGGGGCATTAGTCAGTGTCTGTCATCAATTACGAAGGGTAATGCTTAAGTCCTTAGAAAAAGACAAATGTTTTATATCAGTGCTAAAAGGAGAAAGAACAAAGGCTATACAGGAATTATTTTCAGTGAAGATTCTACCACCATCAGTTGTTTATTCAGCTGATCTTAAGGCGGCATCGGACTACATTCCATTCAGTATAGCGCAGATTGTAATAAAATCATATTTGAAAAGCCATGAACACTTATTTTCTGATTTTGAGATTCTTACTTTTTTGAAATCTTTGGGACCTATGCGGATCAGATATCCAGATGGATCAGTGATCATTTCAAAGAGAGGTCAGTTGATGGGTTTACCATTAACATGGATTATTCTATCATTAATTAACAAATTTTGTATAGAATATGCTATTTCCGAGGTAAAATCAACTATGAAGCAGCGCATTTATTATAATTACAGAATTTGTGGAGATGATCTCATATATGTTGGAGAACCAATGGTGGTTCCAATTTATCAAAGAGTCATCAAACAGCTCGGGTTAGTTCTGTCTGATTCAGGAAAAGATCTATTATCTAAGAGATATGGAATCTTTACTGAGATCATATTTAAGACCAGAATGGATCCACTGCAAGAGCCTGTTTACCGAACAAGATATGTTAATGTTCGAGACAAATACGGTAATTATAAAAAACGTTATTACTTCAAATATCAAAAAAGCAGTTATGATCAAGAAAAGTTATGCAACTGTTGTCGGAGATTCTAACCAATTCATTTACGCACCACAATCTATAACATATCAGGTTAAAACTCATCAAGTTTTAGACCGTCTAGGAATAGGTTTTTCATTGAAGGGACTCGTTTATAATGGTAGCTGTGATATTCCATTTTGGTCACTTTTTCCTCTTAAAGTTAAATCTTTAATTGAACAAAGTGAACTTAGTGTAAGATCAAAAATTATTTATCTTGCAAAAAAGCTAAATAAAGGGCTACTACAAAGAATCCGTGAAAATAATATTCCATTATATGTTCCAAGAGAACTCGGAGGTTATGGATTTCCCGTAAGAAATGAAAAGGCGAAAACGAACAGATATATTTCTAAATTTGAATTAAAACTCGTCCACAACATCATGTCACGACTCAACTCATACGAGAAGATTAGTGAAATCAAGAACATGTGGAATTTCTTTTCGGGTAATCAAGCTTGGACTACCGCTGAGAAA